AAGATGATTATGATGAAGATGAGTGCGAATGGTCTTCTCAAGAAAAAGAAGATATTTTCTATGACGAACTTTGGGAAGCAGTTAACCAGAGACAACAAGAACTAATTGATGATGGTTTATGTTATGTTGGTGGAGAAAATTAAATGGCACACGGTCCTAGAAACGGAGCATTCTCTGGTTTTGATTTAGATTTAGACTTTGGTTTGAAGTGGGAAGATTTTATTGATGAAAAATTCAAAACTGCTGAAGTAAAGACTGAAAGAGACTTATGGAGAAAGACTGGTAATATTGCTGTTGAATATGCTTGTAGTGGTAAACGAAGTGGTGTAGAATCAACCGAGTCTGATTTATGGATTCATAATCTTACAGACAAAGATGAATATGTTATGGGATTTATTATACCTACCAAAACAATGAAAGCAATTTATAAAGAGGGATATAAAGTTAGTGGTGGTGATAGAGATGCTGCTAGAATGTCTCTTTTAAAAATAAGACAATTGGTTGATAAAGTATTAGAACATTACGAGGAAGAAAATGCCAGTAAAGTATGAATTAGTAGAACACCCAAACGGATTTCACGATAAGCATTGGTGCATCAAAATCTGTGAAGGTGAATATGAAGGGTTGGTTTATCAATACGACAAGGTAAACTTCCTAGAAGAAGACGGTGATACCATTCTTAAGTTTAACACAATAACTGTTGAAAATAAAGATGAACATAAGTTGACAGGCGAACCTATTCAGAGTATAATGGGTGATATATTAGTAGAAGTAATTAATGAGAGGTTAGAAGAAGTTGAGCACGGAACATCTGATACTGAAGAATCTGATTCACAATGATGAGTATTGTAGAACTACATTACCATATCTAAACACAAAATATTTTTCTGATAACACTGAGAGAGTAGTCTTTGAAGAGATTGCTAACTTTGTCGAAAGATACAACTCTTTACCGACAAGAGAAGCACTTACTATCGAACTCGATAACAGAACAAATATCTCTGACAAAGAGTATTCAGATATTGCTGAGTATATCTCTACACTCGTTAAACAAGAAGAGGAAGACAAAGATTGGTTAGTCGATACTACTGAAAAGTTTTGTCAAGAGAAAGCATTATACAATGCGATTATGGATTCTATTCAAATCATTGATGGTAAAGAGAATCAAGACAAAGGTGCTATTCCAGAAATACTAACAGAAGCATTATCTGTTTCTTTCGACCCTAATATCGGTCACGACTTTATCGACGATGCTGAATCTCGTTTTGAGTTTTATCATAAGAAAGAAGAACGCATCCCATTCGATTTAGATTATCTAAACAAAATTACAAAAGGTGGTTTACCTAAGAAATCATTAACGGTTCTGATGGCAGGAACTGGTGTTGGTAAATCTCTTGCTATGTGTCATTTCGCAGGTGCGAATATGTTAGACGGTAAGAATGTATTGTATATTACAATGGAGATGGCAGAAGAAAGAATCGCAGAAAGAATCGATGCGAATCTACTGAATGTAACAATGGATGAGTTACATCAACTACCTGCTCTAATGTATGCTAAAAAGATTGAAAAGGTTAAGGGTAAGACAAGTGGTAAGTTAGTCGTGAAGGAATATCCTACTTCATCAGCAGGTGTCGGTCACTTTAGACATCTACTTAATGAATTGAAACTGAAGAAGAGTTTTGTTCCTGATATTATATACATTGACTATCTTAACATTTGCGCCTCATCTCGTATGAGAATGAGTGGTGGGGTTAATTCATATACTTACATCAAGGCAATTGCTGAAGAGATTCGAGGTCTTGCTGTTGAGTTTAAAGTTCCAGTTGTTACCGCAACTCAAGTAAACAGAAGTGGTTATGGTGATAGTGACTTTGGTTTAGAAGATACTTCTGAATCGTTTGGTCTACCTGCGACTACTGATTTGATGTTAGCATTAATCTCTACTGAAGAGATGGAGAATATGAATCAGATACTTATCAAACAGTTAAAGAACAGATACGGTGACCCATCGACATATAAGAGGTTTGCTGTTGGTATAGATAGACCTAAGATGAGATTGTATGACTTAGAAGAATCTGCTCAACAAGATTTAATTGAAAGTCCTCTACACGACCACGATACAGAACATAAGAAAGATTTTAGTAGTTTGAAAATATGAATATAGTATATCATACAGAACCTTTTCAATGTATAGAGATATTCAATTTATATACTGAAGAAGAAAGTAAAATAATATTTGACGAAATATTAAATCATACACACACTTTTGAAACTGAAGAAGAACTATACTCCGCAAAGCATGAAAATAATGAAAGTAAAACTAAAAAACTAGGTTTATTTTGGGATGACCTTTATCATAACAGAGATAATTCTAAATTGTTAAAATTAAATCGTAAATTATTTCACGCATTGAATAAGGTAAATGATTGTCCTGATAATCTTTGGTTTTTTAAATATAAAGATTTAAATTACGATACAACTCTTATTTCATATTATGAAAATGGTGGTTATTATAATCCTCATATTGATGATGCTTATTTCACTGCTTTAACTTGGTTTTGGAAAGAACCTAAAAGTTTTAAGGGTGGTGATTTGGTGTTTCCTGACTATGATTTTAAAATCGAATTAAAACAAAATTATACTATTTTATTTCCTTCAAATATTAAGCATGCTGTAGAACCTATAGAAATAATTGAGAATAAAGATAATTATTATGGAAGATTCGCAATGACTCAATTCGTGACTTATGTAAAAAAACCACAAAATAATAGTGGGAATTAATTGTAAAAAAGACTTGACATTACATACAAATAGAGTTATAATATGTATATAAAGAATGAGAGATAGAGGTAAAAATATGATTGATAACGAAAAAAGAAAAAAAGAATTGCTTTCTGTTGAGAACTTTTGTCGTAATTGGTTAAATATTCCTTTCGAAACAGAGATTGATGTTGAAATACACGATTTAAAGAGTGAGGGTGTTATGGGTTGGACTCACGGTGATGATGGTGAGTTTACTATTGAACTTGAAGAAACTCTTACTAATGAAGAAGCATTAGTGACTTTTTGTCACGAAATGGTTCATGTAATGCAACATGTTGAAGGTAAAGAAATTAGTGAAGACGAAGCGTATAATTTAGAGAATGTTCTTGCTGACGCTTTCAATGCTACACTTGGTCCGAGATACAATAGTCCCGTTCCTTGTTTTGGTTTAGCAGGTTTATAAGAGAATGTTTCATAGATGTCCTTTGATGGTTTAGGCATCATTACTCTCCCCCACTAGAAACCATCGTCCGAGAGACTGGCAAATACTCTCGACTCAATCAACACCTCTGCCAGTCTCTCACCTTTTTTGGGTTGTGATGTGACTCCTTTGTTAAATGTTTATATACAACCCCAGTCCTGAACATGACTGACTAAACTGTTCCTTTTTATTATAAATAGATATTATGAAAAGATTTAAGACACTTCTTTCCGAAGCAAAACTCACCCATTTAGAACATATTGAAGATGCTATCCTTGATGATGGATACACTGGAGGTGTTGAAGCATTAAAAATGTTAAAACAAATTCGTGATGTTCTTACTGGTTCTTCTGACAAAGCAGTCGACATTCAAGTTAAGGTCGACGGTGCTCCAGCAGTTATCTGTGGCACTAATCCAGAGAACGGTAAATTTTTCGTAGGGACTAAATCCCTATTCAATAGAAACCCAAAGATTAACTACACTAAAGCAGATGTAGATGCTAATCACGGGGACAGTCAAGGTCTATCTACAAAATTAAAAGCAGCCTTAGACCATCTACCAAAGATATGGAAGAAAGGTCTGATACTACAAGGTGATTTTATGTTTACTCCAGATGATTTGAAAGATGCTACAATCGACGACCAAGATTACACTACTTTCACCCCAAACACAATCACTTATGCAATCCCAAAAAATAGTCCACTCAATAAGACAATTCAAAAGGCAAAAGTCGGTATCATATTTCACACTACATATACTGGTGATACTATTGCTGACCTTTCCGCTAATTTTAAAGTTGATATTAAACAACTAAGACAAAATGCTTCTGTATGGTTTACTGATACTTACTATCAAGATGTTTCTGGTAAAGCAACCTTGACACAAGACGAAGATGACGATATAATGACAAGACTAAGAGATGCTTCTTCTGAACTAAAGAAGTTAGATAAGAACTCATTAAAAGCATTATTCGGTAACGATGAAACAACATTATTAGTAAAGACTTGGATGAACAGTAGAGTAAGAGAAGGTCTTAAGTTTAGAGGTAGACAACAAGCAGTTGCTTCTTTTATCGATTGGTTAAGAGCAAGAGGTCAATCACAAGCATCCAAACTTAAAACAGATAAAGGTAAACAAAAGAAACTTGATGCTATCGAAGATATGATTAAAGAACTAAGACAAGGTAAGTCTGCTGGAACTTTTGCTTATACTATTGAATGGCATAACAATGTTCAAGAAGTAAAAGATATGCTAGTTAAGAAAATGGAACAAGTCAACAAGATTGACGCATTTCTTAAAACATCAACTGGTTATAAGGTAACTGGTCCAGAAGGATTTGTTGCTGTAGATAAATTATCAAACAAAGCAGTCAAGTTAGTTGACCGTATGGAATTCAGTAGAGCAAACTTTAATGCAGTGAAGAGTTGGGGTTAGTATGGCAAGTGTATGGAGTTTTAACGACTATCTTAATGAAGCAAGTATTGTAAATCAAACTGATTATCTTCCTGGACATAAAGTCGAATTATCTAAAAGGGCAAAAAAAGAATATG